AGAATGTCTTTCGGATATATTCTTCCGTTAGCGTTCTTTTCGTCCCACTTCTGAAGTATTCCGCTAACTATCAAACGGCCGCTGTTGTTCTCTATTGATTCGTTTATCTGCTGTGGAGTAAAACTAAAATTTTGGTAGCTTGTCAATAATTGCATTTTGATTTCCTTATACTAATTTTCCGCGCGGAGTATTATTTTTTTCTAACAATACTTCTACTATTACGTCAATATTATCATATGATTTATTCAACGATTCTTCAGCTGCATTAATTAGCGGAGTCAATTCTCCATCTTTGTTCTTTTTTCTAAATGTATCAAGTAATATGGTAACATCCATTACTTTTTTCTGTAATACTCGAAGTTCTTTAGCTTGCATTAATAATTTTGTTTCCATCATATCACCTCATTTCATCGAGTTCATCTTGAGTATGCAGTGCTTTATCTTTTCGTTCATTTTCTGAAGAGCGGTGTGCGTTCTCTTGTAGTAGTCGTCAGAATTTACACCCTCTTCTTGCTTTATTGCTAGCATCTTATCCAGAAGCAGTTCTATCTCGTTCACAGATCTCCTAGCTTCTCTCGATAGCTGGTATATCTTCTGTCTCGGAGTCATGTCTTCGTACTCGACTATCTTACCCTCAGTCAGTCTCGCCAAACCACGTTTTACTATCGGAAGCGCGCTTTCTTTAACTTTGTTAAATTTTGCAGTTAACTTCAGTTGAACGTCCATCGGAAGTTCGTCGAATTTCAGATTGATTAAATTTCCTATGTTCTTAATTCCGAGATTCTTAAGAACCTTTTCTCTTCCGAACTTACTAATGACGTTCCACTGATCCTGTATCGTAGACATTTCTTGAACTACGTCTTCTTTAACTGTTGTTTCGTCTTCTTCTTGTTCTTTACTAATCATCTTCATTCCGAGAGACTCAGCAGATTTCTTGTTAGTAGAACCAAAAGCGTTCGGAGTTAAATAGCCAGGAACAGCTGCAGTGCCGGTCATTTCTTTTAGTTCTTTGCGAACAAGTTCACGAATCACTGATTTAAGATTAGAAGATCTATTTTCTGAAATCATTTCTTTTATGTCTTCATATGCTAGATAACATTCGTGTTCTTCTCCACCACCGCTATTTATTTCAGAAAATGTATCTTGTAATATATCAGTTATTTGGATTTTGAACTGAGGATATTTCTTTATAACTTCTCTTGCATATTTTTGCAAATCTAGTTTGTTCATTTACGATTCCTCTTATAGATCGTATGTAAAGTCCAGTTTTTCAAAAGCTTTCGGATCTGCGTTTTTCAAAAACCTATGAACTGAGCGCGGTATCATTTCTCTCACTGCTGTATCTAAATTATTTATCATATCCACAGCAGAAGAATATTTTTTAGAAGATATCAAACTAGCAATTTTATACATATCTTTACGATCATCAGCATACATTTGATAATCTTCTTTCCACATTTCCAAATCCTCTTTATAAGAATCTGGTTCGTCTTTGTACATTCTCATCTTTGGATCTGGTTTATCTATCTCAACTTGATGATAGTACTTGTCAGCTATTTTTCTGACGTGCGCAGCTGCTTGCTGTGGAGTTGAGAACGACAGAGTTTCTCCCTCTTTCAAAGTTCTGGAAACTTCTTCTTTTACGATCTTTTTTAATTCTTTCACTGTTATTTTCATTTTGTTCGTTCTCCTACTTCTTTAGCTACTAGTTTTACTTCGTCGAGCAACTCGTAAGCAGCAAGCATCTTCACTAAATCGTTTTCCGTTATGATTTTTTTCTCGTTCAATCGAGTCAACTGATTGCACACTTCGTTTAACTTTATTGCTACTACTTTGTTGTTTAACTTAGGCAAATGATTTTTTATTTCTTTTACTATCTTAGGAATTTGAACACTCAAGAAAGCTTTCAAAGAATTATCTGTGGTGTTGTTGATGTATTCTCTGAGAAGCTGCTTTTGGTTTGGATTGAGCACTTTGTACTTCTTATTGAAATTTTCTACCAGTACTTTGTAAGTAAGATCTCTGATTATAGAATCCTCCTTTCCGAACTCGGAAAGCAAAAGTTCTTCCTCGTTAAGTTTCTTCTTACTAGCTGGCGCCTTTATTATAGATTCTGAAATGCAATTCTTAGACTCGATAAATTCGTTCGGTGAAAAAACAGATGGTTTCGTTGCGATTGCAAACACCTTGTATATGCTAGCCAAAACTTTGTAGCCAGATACTTTTGATTCTAGAAACTTATCAATGTCGTAGTTCAGCATAATTTCTTTTATCAAATTGTACTTTTCTTTACTTAGTGCTTTTTCGTTGAGAATCTTACGCTGGGATATCGCAGATTCAAGAATTTGGTTCGCTTTCACTTCAGACGCTACTTTAGTTTGAAGCAATAAGTTATAAAGCTGCAACTCTTTTCCGAGAAACGTAGATGGCTTAAAATACTTTTCTATGATCATTAACGCTTTCGACTTATCGCCATTTCCAGATAACGTATCTGAAGAAATCTGTTTTACCAGAAGTTCGAACAGAATCCCTGTGTTCTTCACCTTACTGTGTTTTATTTTTCTCACGAGTTTTCCTTAAATGTATGCGTTGCTTTGCTATTATATTAAATATAAATATAAACTAAATTGGGTATATTAAAGATCTTCTTTAATATTGTTTTCGTCGAGATAACTCTTAAATTCTTTTGCGTCGACGTTTTTATCAAAATCTAAAGATTCCTGAATAATTTTTGTAGTTTTGATTTTTAACCCGAGCTTGCTTTTCATCTTTTTGACTGATTCAATGCTAAGCGGACTATTCTTTTGATAGCTGTGTTTTATTATATTATCTGGCGCTACCTTGCCAAGTTCTTTCTTTCCTATGGGATCTCTTCCAAAAACACTATTGTCTGTTTCGTAGTCTGACTTATGCTCTGGTGGTCTACCTTCTTTTTTGTTGGTATTTTCTGGGGGAGTGTATTCAAAGTTAGTTTTACCCATACTTATTCCCACGGCTCTGTCTTTCGCTGCTTCTTCCGTAGCTTTCAGCGTAGCTAAATCGTGGCGAGTGCCAAACGATTGACCAGTTTTTGCTGGATCGTTGCCTTCAGTAGATATTTGAGACATTCTGAAATCTTCTTTTGCGTCTTCTGCTATTTGAACTTTCTGTTCAGCGATGTCTACTTCAGACATATTGAATATTTTCTTATACATGAATAACTTACCAAACATCTTATTTTCTTTCATCTTGTCAGCAAGATCTACTTTAGCAGTCCACAAACTTATCTTTTCTTGTTCGTAAACTATCGAAGGAGAAGTCATTTCCAACTCGAAAGAAACTAATTCTTCGTCTGTGCAACCCTGAGCGTATAAGTGAATGAACGCCAACGTATAAAGTTCTTTCAAAACTATTCTTTGTATTCTTTCTATAGTTCTGGCGAATCTGATATCTTCGCTGGCCAGAGTTGCTTTCGAACCAATTGATTCTTCGTATCCCAAGAAAGCTTTAGGTATCTTAAGACCAGACATAAGTTTCTGTCTCAGGTACTGAACGTCCTCGATTCCGCCGTATTCCAAACCCTTCAGAGATTCTATCTTAGTTCCAGTGTCTCCACCTCTGACTGGAAGCCAGAAGTCTTCAATCATGTTCATCATATTGAATCTTAAGTTGTAATCTCCAGTCTGAGGATCTACGTACGGAACTTTTTTAGATTGGTTCATTATTTTCATCATATAACCATCTACTTCGCCGGGTGCTATGTTTCCAACGTCTATCGAGAACACACGTTTTTCTGGAGCTCTCATTATTCTGTGTATCAACATCGCGTCTTCCATGAGATTCAATTGCTTCCAAACTCTGCGAGCTGGTTCAATCATACTTTTACCATACGGAAGATAATTAGTGTCTCCCAACAATCTGAAGTGTATCATTTCGTATTCGTGGTAGTATTTCTTTCCGATTGGGCCGCTTGTGCGTGTTGGCATGCCGCCGAGAGCAGTTTCGTGAATGAATCGAACTGCTTGGGGATTTTCTGGATCGTATCCTTCTTCTCTGGTTACTTCGTACGGAGATAAAGGTATGATATTTACTATTCCATATTTTTCTGAAATTTCTAACTTAAGATAAAAGTCGCCCATTTTAGCGAGATTGCGAACCCAGGGCCAAAGATTGAAGTCAATGTTTATGATATCTCCAAACAAGTTTTCCAAAATGCCCTTGACTTTTTTGTCGTCGCACTTAATTTTCACGGTATCACCGAATTCGTCCTTCAGAGTAACTTCGTCAGCGTATATGTCCAGCGCTGACGCTATTATTGAATCAGTGTCCATCAGTTCGTAATCTCTGAACAGAAGCAGTCTGTTTGCTAAATAATTTTGAGAAGACGGCCAGCGGTACATATTAGCTGTACTATAAAGTTTTGTGTAAGGACCTTTCAGGAAGTTCGTTTCTAAATTTCCGTAAGCCTGACTTCGAGTTTGGTCTAACACGTGCAGCTTTCCACCGACGTTGTGTATTATGACACTCGACGAAAATAATTTATTTAATTTATCAAATAATGACGCCATAAATTTATTACCTTATAAATTGTTTTAAATCTAAATCCGTTCCATCTGGAAGTTGCATCGTCCAGGGATTTTCTTGAATCGGATGCATCGGGGTGTATACTGGAGTTTCTGCTCTCTGCACGTTCATCGTTTTCAGCATCGCTTTATATAATTCGCTACGTTCAAAGCCCATTTTCAATGCTGTATCTCTAACGTACAAGCCTATACCCATACCAACCACCAGATCGTCGTTGTGCCCGGATTGGGCCTCTGCTCTGTTCAATTGCCATATAAATACAAACAGTTCGTTAATCAAACGAATCGAGTGAATGATTATACTCTTATCTTTGAAATAAGAATATATCTTATCCACTATCATCGGTCTGGTCTTAGACGAGGTAGTAAATCCAGCTACTCTCTTCTTAAGTTCTTTGTTGAAACTCGATATTTTCTGGTTGTTTCCGTCCATCAAAACTACGTCTTTTTCTACTGTGTAATACAGATTTTTATAACCTCTATCAATAACTTGCTGCAGCACTGCCCAACCAACGTTAGCATTTTCTATGACCAACAGAGCGTCGTTGTACTCAGTAGCCAACCCAACCAAAAAATTTCCAAAATCTTTGGTGTCAATCATTCCCTTGAACTCAGCAACTTGCTCGCACGTTTCAGAATCAAATACTTGAGCTGCGCTAAAATCTGTTCCGTCTCCCCTCGACACGTCAGCTGAAACTATGTACGTTTTTGTGTAATCTGGTTTTACCCATCTCCACAGATTTCCACCAGGACCAGTTTTCTCGATTGGATCTTTCATATAGGTATCTTTGTACCACTGTATAATTTCTCCGGGCACCACAGTGTTTCCAGACGCTAAGAAGTCGCAGTCGCATTCTTGCTTTGCTAATCTAGAATCTTTTAATATTTCGTCTTGAAGATCTCTCCACTTTTGGTCGTGTTCTGGGTGCACTTGCCACGGCAAGTATATCGGATTAAATGACAAATCAACGTCGTTCAATTTTATGACGTTGCCCTCGACTGAATCTGTCCACATCTTCCAGAACCAGTTTCCTACTCCATTCGGAGTACTCAAAACTATAGCGTTACCACCAGTAGCCAGCGTAAGAGCAGATGCAGACCAAATTTTATCGATGTTAGCGATGAAAGCTGCTTCGTCGAGTATCAACAAACTTCCAGCTTCGGAACGACCAGCGTTGTCAGACGCAGCTTCAGCTTTTATGTTAGAACCATTCTTGAACGTCTGCGACAGAGTATTGTCTTCAGTTCTTTCTATCTTAAGATACGTAGGTAATTCTTTGTATGCATATCTAACTTTAGCTATTATGTTTTTAGCTACGTCTTGCTTAGTTGCTATCACCAGTACTTTCTTATCGTTGTGAAACAGCATCAACCACAGAGCGTAAGCTGCTGTGAGTGTCGATATGCCAAGCTGTCTAGATTTCAGTATTATGTTGAATCGTTTTTCTTGAAATAACTTTAGAGTTGTTTTCTGAAACGGATAAAGACCGAACAACAACTTTCCACGAACAGGATGTTGTATGTAAACGTACTTCATCATAAAATATTCTGGAGACATAGCGCACTTCAATATCTCATCACGCACCATATCTTTAACTGTTCTAACCTCTGGCATAGCCGGAGGCTGTATTTGCAACGCTTGAGCCATATTTAAAAATCCTTAAAATATCCAACTATATAAATAACTTACAGCAAATCCACCAACTCCACTCAATACTATCTCTGTCGGAGTGCCTTTTAGTATTGCAGCAGAACCAGCGCACCCTCCGCCGATAGCTATCGAACGATACGTTCTAATTTGTTTTTCTTGGTTGTTAACTAAAGTTTTGTAATCGAAGTTCAAACTTTCAGATTTTTCTCTAAGTGTTTTTTCTATGTCGTATTTTTGAATCCAAATTCCGATTTCTTTCTGATTCATTTGCGTCAGCGACTTATACGAAAGCATCAAATCGTAAGTAGCAAGATAATCAATAGCAACAAACTTATGAACAAATATTCCACTGAGAGAATCTTGTTCTGTGTTCACAGTTACTGCCATCGACTTAAACGCCGAATCTTTTTTAGTAGAAGTATCTACGTTTCTGAGAAACACAGAATCAACTTTGACAGCTATGGTAGAATCTGATTCTTTAGACAGCTCGCTTACGTACACTGGAACGTTTACGATATGATCTATTATCTTGTTCTTTTCTTTTGCTAGAGAATCTAATTTTACGTTCAGCGCGTTCATCACCTGAGTCGTAGAATCTTTGTAGCGAGAATATTCTGCTTCTTTTGTTTTTATCTGGTCTTTAAGACCTGGTATGTAACTAAACGTACCGAAAGCAATAAACACCGCAATAGCAATAGTTGCTATCAACAGTAACAAATTTTTTGTTTCCATAATAACCTCTCTTAAATTAAAATATTAAATTCCACAAAAACTTGACTATGGTTGCAGTCATCTTCACTGGATTCAAATTTTCTACTCCAAGCGAATTGAGAACAGATAAAATCACAAACACAACAACGAAAGTCAGCATGATATTTCCTATGCTGGTGCTAAATACTTTTCCAAAAGTTGTGTTTTGTTTCCAATCAACGAACGCCTTCTTAAAATTTTTCCTAACTTTTATTTCTTGAGTCACAGCTTTTAAATCTTTTATGGCAACGTACAGTTCTCTGAAAGCACCCTCTTGAGTGTATACTTTTCCGTCGCCGTTGAGCTCGATGTGGTTCATAGAATTAAGAAGATCACTATTTTCTTGCAATTGATTAGCATTTTCTTGCAGCTGATTGCATATAGTTTTGTGTTCATCTGCGTTTTTCTGAAATTCGTTTGAATAAGCTTTTAGTAACTTATGAATGTATTTTCTATCCACAATACTCTCAGCTGTCTGTTTCTTTAGTTTATTGACTTGAGTGCTCATTGATTTCGCCATAGTGTTCTCCATCTGTTACCAAAATTAACACTAGATAAATAGCATTAAATAGGTTTTGTTATTTAGAATTATTATTTCTGAGAATTATCTACTGTTGGTTTTACTTCTGTTTCGTTCACCCCCGCGATGTTTTCTTTAGACTCGTTTATTTTTTGAGCCCACTTACCAGCAACTGCGATTCCAAAAATAGTAACAACTGATTCTGGAATCGGCTGCAATTCCCATTTGTCAATACTTATTATCACCCAAACTAACAATATCAAATTAGATGTAGTAACACTTATCCATCGCATAGCAGACCAATATCCGTCTGCTCCGCCGAGCATATCTGACATTTTGCGTCCAAATGCTTTTACTCCGTGTACTGGATTTCCATACAACATTTATTCGTTCTCCAATCTTTTCAAGCTTTCTTCTATTTCGTTTAGTCGCTTTTCGATATCTTTTATTTCTTTTTCAAGAAACTCAGATTGTTCTCTGTAATTTGGATTAGTCCACTTTTCGATTGTTCCGTCTTCGTTCACGTACTGGTGCACCTCTTTAATCTCTGTCTTCAAAGTGTCTCTTATCATTCCCAAAATGTCAACTAAATAATCTCTTTCGTTCTTAAGCAACGTTGTTTCTTCAAACTTCGTCCACGTCCCATCAATCTTCATCCTAGTGTGATCTTCTATCGTGCAGTCGAAGCACTGCTTATACAAAGACCAGAACTTCTTGTTCAACCGAGTTTTCTTCATTTCTCTGCTGCACTTGGGACAGACCGATGGCATCTCCAAAGAACGCCTAACGTCGACCATCATATTCAGCAATGCTTCGTTGTCGATTCTTGTAACGAAACCGTTTTCTTTCTTCCAAGTTTTTCCGTCAGCGTCTGTCCAAACTTCGCCCTCAGATCTTGGAGCACTGCTAGTTCCGTTGTAGCCAGTGTGAATCACCGGCTGCTCTCCGCGAAGCAAACTTCTGATTCTACCAGGATAAATCTTTCCGAGAGGTTTTCCAGTATCTCCGACCATCTTTTTAATCGAATCTAGCTTGCCTTGTTTCTTCTCGGCGTCTTCTTCTCTACTTCTGTCTTGTTTTATTATAACATTTGCCATAACCACCTTCGAGTTGTTTTATATAAATATAACTAACTAATGCGTTTACCGTTAATTGTAATAAATTCGATGTCTTTTATTGGTATTTCTTTTTCTCCTCCGTGATGTTCTGTTCCAAAAACGACATCATCTTGAATATCATCGCCGCCAAAATTGTAGTGTTTTCCATTTGCAAAAAGTTCTGCATCTTGAACTTTATATTTATCAAATAATGCAATCAATCGTTGTTCTGTAAACTTACCTTCTTTTACTAATTGCTTTTGAAGTTCTTCTTTAATCATCTGCTTGAGTTGGGTTATTGTAATCTGTTTCATTTCTGATTCTCCTTTTATCTATCAAATTTCATAATTCCCAATATCTGGTTTATCGGCGCAAAGCTTCCAGTGAACTTGTATAGTTTTCCCTTT